GCTTCAAGTGTACCATCTATATCGGCATTACCTGAAATATCAAGTGATCCTGCATCTAGTTCTCCTGAAATTGTCAGAAGACCACTAGAAGGATTATATGTAAAGCCCGTGTCGCTTTCTGCTCCTTGACTTCCAGTAGCACCATCTACAAAGATTGGATAAACTGTTTCATCTGTGGAGTTGTTAGCTGAAATTGTAATGTTATCAGCCGTACCTGTTGTGTCTTGATTAAGAGTACCTATTACAAAATCTAGAGTATTATCTCCGTCTTCATAAGTAACTGTAATATTTGTCTCAGTATTAGAGCTAACCATAGCTCCTACTGTATCTGCTATATATTCATTTAAGGCTGTTCCATCTACCGTATAAGCATCTGCTTCTAGTGTTCCGTCAATATCTGCATTACCTGAAATATCTAAAGTAGTGGCATCTAATTCACCCGCCACTGTGACAACACCACTAGTAAGAGTAATTAAATCAGTATCACTAGTATGCCCTATTGTTGTACCGTTTATATTTATGTTGTCTATAACTGCTTGAGTAATTGCACTATTTGTTCCTAATGTTGCTCCATCTATTGAGCCACCATTTATATCTGCCGTATCTGCAACCAAAGCATCGGTTGTTACTGTCCCATCGAAATAGGCATCTTTAAATTCTAGTGAGCTTGTACCTAAATCAATATCATTATCTGTAACGGGTACGATGGCTCCATCTTGGATACGAATTTGTTCTACAGCAGCACTTGAAACTTCTACATAAAACCCCCATCGGTTATTTGTACTATCCGCTACAATCTTATTTAAAAAATCCTGATCGCCTATAGTATGAACATTACCACCTTCTCCTGCTGTTCCATCGTGTTGATGACCTGTAGTACTACTAGAAGCATATGAAAATGCAGTTAAAAGCCTATTAAATTCATCATTGAATAAAGCAGCAGTAATGGTATCTCCATCTGCCATCGAACTTTGTCTTACATAACTTGTACCCATTATTATCTCCTACCGGAAGGTCTATAATCTACATATATACCATTTATTGAATAAGGTGCGCGAGTATCTTGGCTATATACTTTAAAGGCTATATTATGTCCACTTCCTTGTACTGCCTGTCTTGCCATAGGATCGCTTGAGGCTCCAAATACTGCTGTACCGAGTGTTGAATCCCCAAATACCGCCGGGGTTAGAATAGCATCCAGTGTATACAAAGGAGGTTGAGGTCTATTAGTATCATCAAAATCATACGACACCTTTAATGTCGGCTGAACAGTTCCTTCAGGCGTAAAAGATATTTTTGTATAATGTAATGTTTTAAGTGTACCCGCATCTCCAAAATCTAAGTTAGGTGTTTTATATCTAGCATCTATATTTGTTTGTGTTCCTGCCGGATTAAAATCATTACCTGTATTATGGTTATAAATATATCCATCTTTATCACCATGATATATTTGTTCTACACTATCGTTATCAAAACCTGATGTAAATCCATGTGCTTGAATGCCTATTGTTTCAGACCATTCAAAACCATTAGGAGTTATTGTACCTATCAAACCTTTTGACGTAGATGTAGAACCTGATGATGCGCTATAAAATAATCTGTATTGAGACTTACTTCTTAGTACTGCGCTACTAATAGTATAAGTATCTATAGAACCTGCTATCTTTGATACTATAGATTGTATTTGTCGGGATACAGAACTTAACTCTACGTCACCAATACGCGCTGTACCTGCAACTGTACGAAGCCCATCAGGGCTTAAAAATATAAGATCGCCACCTATCTCTTGAATACTCTGTCCATCTAAGCAGCCTACGTTTTGTGTTATAGGTGTTACAGCTATAGATGCCGAAATATTTATATCTGATAATTTATAAATACTATTTTTACAGAATATAATTAAATCGCCACGAAAGCTTTTTAATCCAACTACCTGATCATCTAGCACAATACTTCCAGAACCACTAGAAGTAAAATCATTTATATCACTTGTTCCGCTATAGTATATAGTATTAGGTGCTGTGGCTGCTCCGGCAACTACTAAGTGTTTGTCGTGAATAGTACAAAATTTTGGATAATGTGTACTACTAACTGTAATTTCTTCATAAAAGAAAGTTCTATCTGATAAAGCCCCTGTACCTGTCATTTTAAATAATGCAGGTTTAACTCCAGAACCTTTATCGGTAATAACTATTTCACCATATGTACTACTTCCTTCATATAGGGCAAAAGAAGCTTGCGATTGACTTGTTCTAGCTGCTGTGCTTCTTCCTGTAAATGTAGAGTAATTATCTCCTGAACCACTTACACTTGATCTATTTATTTGTAACCAACTTGTACCATCTAAACTAAAATAGATATTAGTTCCTGAACAGGCAATTACGCCATCCCCATAAACAAAAAGCCCTAAAATACCATTAGAGCTATTGGGTCTTGCTGCACTACCTCCACCGTAAAGTGTGTAACCATTTATTCTTCTATAGCCACCATCAGGATCAACCTCAAAGTTTTGTAGCTCTGTTGCGAATCCGGGTTGCTGTAGCATTTGAAATTGATTAAGATTAGTGTTTAAGCCCCCTTGACAAGATAAGCCGAATGCTTGCATAGTCATATTTAATCAAACCTAACTCTGTCATCAGACATATAAGTTGGAACAGTCCCTATTAAGTTTTCCCTCATGCTTTTTAATCCCTTCTTATAATCTTCTAGAGCAAAAGCGGCCATTTGAGGGTTGTCTTTAAATTGATGTGTGTAATATCTTGCTTTAGATAATATAACTGTTTTATATAAATCGGGAAAGACTACTGCATCATCATGGTCAGCTAGTTGAGTAGGCAAGTCATAAGCAAAGAACCAGACTTTATAAGCTTTATCTGGAATAGGACTAAGCCCAAACTTTCTTCCATCTGGACTTCTTATAACAAAATTAGGCTCTCCTCCTACTGACTGATCTGCATCATCAGCATTTTCTCTAGCTCTTCTAAAGTCCTTCCACTTCTCCGTAGTTACGAATCTTAAATTTTTAGAAACATAAGGAGCCGATTCACCACTCACACCTATAGTTGTGAGATAGAAATTATCCCAATCTATAGAACCATAGTCATCTTTTAGGGCTGAACTAGCTGCCTTTAATTCGTACCACCTGGTATCGGCTGTAGTTTCTACAGAAACATTACCATACATAGGATCAGTAGCTCCACTTTCGGCGGTAGCTAGGAAAGGCCATTGCGGCTCTTCATTTACTACATCTAGGTATGACCTGTTTATACAATCTTTTGCGTGTGCTTGGATACCCACAGCACTAGAAAAAGTTGAAGAAGTTAATACAACCTCATTCAACTCTCTTAATAATTCATTTGTTAATTGAAGATATGTTGTTGCCATAATTATTCAGCTTCTTTTGTTTTGGATTCGTTATCTTTCTTACCAAAAATTTTATGATAATTTTCGGCATACTTATCCCTATTTTCTTTTGTGTACCAACGTCCCATAAGTCCTAAAGTTCTACCAGTTTTCTTTTTGGTCATAATCATTGGACGGTTTTCACTTCCTAATTGTGGCATGGCATACTCCGTTATTTACAAGTACAGTGTTTACATTCGCACATTTTAATCCCCTAAAAAATTAAAGGGGGCCATATTTCAGACCCCCAATAATATTCAACTACTAGTCAATACCGTAGAAGGCAGAAACTAATGCGTTGGCGCGTAGTACTTTGGAACCATAAACATGGAGTCCACGTACAATATCACCAAAACTATCAGGATCACGAATTACCTCAGTACTAGTAATAGTCTGAGCAGTTGCCGTAGATGACATATGGCCGCCAATACACTTACCTGCTGCATTAGAGGTAGAAGCAATATTGTTAGTCTTGTACATATCAAATCCACGTAACTTACCAGTTGATACTAGTCCATTACGGATTGAACCTTGACCTGCGTTGTAATCAACAGACAGTAGTTTAGAAGAACTTTGAACAAGTACTTCATAGAACTCAGGATTCGCTAGGAACCATCGTCCTTCTTCTGGAACATTTTGCTCATCCAGTAAACGTGCCATATGTGAAAGCACATCAATAGGATCGTGTTCGCCAGAAGCAAAACCAATGTCTAGATTACCAGTACCGTCAAAAGTACCAGCCGCTAGATCAGTTGCGCTATCAGAACCTAAAACATGATTAGGGCTAGATGCGGATACTCCAGAGAACATTGTTGCGATAACGCCCTCGTCAAAAGCATCTTTAATTGCATAAGCTGCGGAAGATGCAGCAACCTCACGCCAGTTTACGTGTGACATATTACTTTCAATGTCATCTACGATAAACTTAAATGCGTTTGCTGTATCAACGACCAAAGTTAGTTCTTGGTCAGTGAGCTTAGTTGCAGTTACATCCTGTCCTCTTTCATACTGATAAACAGTGATTTCAGGTTCTTTGATGATCTTTACAGAATCACCGAAATTGTTAATCTCTCCTGCGTAATCTGTATTGGTAATTGCTTCCGCTACAGATGACTTCCTAAAGAAATTTAGGACTGTCTTGGAATAGACAGCAGGTAAGAAAAACGAATTATTTTGACCGCTTACAGAGTTACCAAAGTTAGCATTGGTATCCGTACTCGGTTCAAAATATTGGTCAGATTGGTTATAAGCCATTATAATATCTCCTCATAAAACTTATTTTGCTATTCTCCCTTCTGATAAAGCCA